CTGGATGAGGATTGCGTCAGTAGCACTGACGTAACCGACAATCGAGGCACACACGAAAAAAGCCCCCCTGTCTTCAGTGACAGAGGGACAGACCCAGACTAAAAACACCCCCCGGGGGGATATCCCGCTAGGCCTCTGGGGTACTCATCGTAGAGGTGGGGGGATATGGTCCCCCCCACCTCTGTGGTTGTCTCTAGTATAGCATGTGTCTACTAGTTGTTGGTGGCTTTGGTGTGGCGGCGTGTTGTGGTGATGGTTACATTTTTGTAGTTGATGTTTCCTGTTTGTGTCTTGGGTTGTTGATGACCTTGGTAGTACTGACCCCATCCTCATATAGGTGTCTGGCGTGTGGGGTTCATAGGGGTTACCAGTCAAGGTTTCCGATGGTGTGGCATCGGCGTGTCGTGTTGGTGTTGTTCCAGTTGATGGGTTTGTCTCCTCGTGATTGGTTGCATTTGCGGCAGGTGACGCGTGCGTTGTCGATGGTGTCTGTGCCTCCTTGTGCGTAGGGTGTGATGTGGTCGGGCTCGGGGCTGGTTGGTTGTAGTGTGGTGCCCCATGTGAGGGTGGTGCCGCAGTCGGGGCAGTTGGTTTGTCCGGCTGCTCTTGCGAGGTGGAGGACTCGTGTGCGCCATTTTTTGTGGCGGGTGGTTCCTGTTCGTGATGCTGTCATGGGTTTAGTGTAGCGTGTGGGTATTTTTGTTGGGGCTGTGCTGCAACTGGTGTGTGTAAAGTTGATGTTGTCTTCTGTGATGCGTGCCTCATTTGCGTGTTGCTATGTTATATACAGCGCTAAAGATGCTACACTAGAGTCATCACCACACGACACAGACTGAAAGGTTTGGTGAACATCATGAGGAAGACACACGGTACACGCGGCGGCTACATCTCAGGCTGCAGGTGCGATGAGTGCCGGAAGGCCAACACTGCCTACATGACCCAGTACCGCCGTGACAAGCCCAAGTTTATCTCCTGGCGCAACAAACGCCGATGGGAGCCATGGGAGGACGAGCTGGCACTCGACTACTCGAAGACCGCTTGGCAGATCGCAGAAATGCTCGAACGCACACCCGCAGCTGTGGCTATGCATCGTAGTAACCTCAAAGCAGGCCGAAACAACAAGAAGGAACAGCAGTGAACATTAACAAACTCCTACAACTCGTCTTCTACCTGCTGTTCCTGACCAGCGTGGTAGGCCTCCTACTAACCATCATCACCACATACCACCTGCCAGTCATGGCCATGTGGGTGATCCTCACAATCACTGCAGCCATCGTGTACGCAGCAGTGACCGGTGAGAACACAACCAACCAGAAAAAAGAAGAGAAGTGAAGAAGTACCTTGCAATCCTCGCCTACTACATCACTATCGTCGCTGTCAGCACCCTGCTGGCCACACACACACACACACACCCTGGTGGGTGTGCATACATTGACTACCACCGTCTCTTCGGCGACAACAAGTGAGGAAGGAATAACAATCATGAACAACAACACCACACCTGGGACCCTCCTTGACGGAGCCTTGCACGCAGGCACTGTCAACATCTGCGCGAAGACCATCCACTACGTCACCGACAAGTGGGGTGACTACGGTTCGAACTTCGAAGACATCATCAGCGCCCTCGACCTCACAGACACTCACACCATTGCCAGCAACGTACAGTGGGCGAAGGAAGCCCAGATAACCGAGGAATATGGTGTACTGCTTTCTAGTCAGGCCGTGACCAGGCTCTGCCTCGTGTCACGTAACCTCGAAGCGAGGGCCTACCTGTACCGACACACCCGCGGGGTTCAAGTCTCGCCTAGCAGCCCTTGGGGGCAGCCGTACAACGCCAAGGATGTGGCAGTGTGTCTCGGATACGACAATCCCTCTCAGACGATCCGGGAGTACTTCAGGCACGGACCGAGCGAGCTCACAGTGTCCCAGGTCTATCGGCTGGCCATTGGCTCCACGCTCCCTGACGCCGAAGAATTTGTAGAAGCCCTCTTCGACTCTAGCATCGCCGGGTATATCGAGGACTACAAGAAGTTCGGGCCGCGAAAGCACTGTGACATTCCCTTCGTCTACAAGGATAGTATCATTCGCACTTTCGTGGAGGATGGTGGTGGGCTTCTCTTCTGTATCGCGGACGTCAGTTGGGCGTTGGGGATCGTAGACCCTGAGGAAGAGGATGCTTTGGTTGCCTCCCTTGGTAGGCACATGAAGAAGACGCGCAAGGTGGGTTGGGACATGCACGACGGTGATACGTGGGATACCGTCATCACCGAAGCAGGTCTCGACAAGCTTATCGAGAGGGCTAACAGCCTTGAGGGTGAGTCGTTGAAGCGGTGGGTTGCCGGCAAGGTTAAGCCCGCCCTGCGGTAAGAAGAGAGAGAGGCCTGCCTAGGTTTAATCCTTCTGGAGGCCCCTCCTCTTATCCCTTTGAGCTACTAGACAATGAGAAAGTGACAAGACAATGAGCGAGTCTCCTCAGCAATATTTCCTCACTCAGGCAGGCGCATGGCTTGACCTCTACGGGCACTCTTGGCGCGTCAACAGCCACATACTTGCTATTGCCCACAAGGCCAAGAAACTACCAGACACCAGCCTTGACCTCATCAAACACCTTGCCCTCTACACCGGTTGGCTATGGAAGCACTACCCCATGATCTTCACCCCCCAAGCCCCTGACCTCGTCACACCACCAGACAACATCAGTGACCTGGAAGGCACACAATACGATAAGGCCATCCTGGAAACCCTCATCGGCAGGTGCGCGCGCCCCCCCAGGTGGGCGGACACCAACCTAGGGATTGGCTGGTACATGACAGACGTCGAGTTCCTTGACGCACCCGCCATCACCGACGATATGCTCATCAAGTCCATCGCCATCTACTCCGAGCATCTATGCTACGAAACCGACCGCGAGGACATCCCAGCCATACTCAACATTCTCTTGAGTGTCGCGTGGGAACTCTACCTACGCGAGTGGGAACAAGACAGTCACTAACCCACAAACATGAGGATGAGGTGACAAAACACCACCCCCCTTTTATTCACCACAAAGGAGAACAACAATGAACCAGATCATCATCATCATCCCCGGCAACAACACCAACTCCTAACCGCACACAGGAAGACCCCCTACCACACTGGTAGGGGGCTTTCTTCATCCTACGCGCCAATCGACGCCAGCGTCTCACGCAGGCTCGCATGATCCGCCCACGCCTGATCAATCTGAGAGGACAACTCCTTCAAATCACGATCCTGACGCTCAGTAATCCGATCCAACACCTGCCCATGCGCGCTCAGCACCTGACCATGAGCATCCAACGTCGCCTTAAAAACCGCCTGGTTGGACTCAATCCTGCTCACAGCATCCTTCAGGCTCCCACCATGGTTAGGAGTCACCTCATGATGAACCGCCGACAGCGAGGCCTCCAACGCGTCCAAACGCTCATCAATCTTCCCCGCAATAGCCTCCAGCGTGGCCGACGTTTCAGCCATCTCACGCTCAGCCCTAGCCTTGCTGACCTGCTCGCGAGCAATCAAAGCTTCAGCCTTCGACTTCTGGTAACCCCACCGCATGCCGGCCAAGACAGATGCGGCAGCCACCAGCGCACCGAAGCCAACCCCGTTAGCACCAATGGCCGCCACAATCCCTGCCAGACTCATGGCCGATCGCCGTCCCTCACGCCATACACGGGGGCCTCATACACGCCACCAGTATGAGAGGCCGCCAAGATAAGAGCCACAAGACCCAGCACCTTATCAGCGACGTCGAGCCATGCGTGTGCTTGGTCGGGCGTGGCCAGCCCATACACTGTGCCCAACCCCAACAAAGCGGCCACAACCGCATACACAGCCTTACGACGCTCAGGCGTCAACAAAGGCCAGCGCGTGCGGTCAGTCGTCAACACATGCTTTGCCATAATAAATCTCCTCCAATGTCAGTTGTTTGGCTTTTTATCCTTGAGTGCCTGACGCAGCGCGAACAGCAGATGCTCATCCGTCACCGCAGTAATGTCCTCACCCACCGGAGGGGGGACTTCCGCCAACGCCAACTCACGCCGCTTCAGCGCCCGAGCGTAGACGTCACCGATCTTCTCCTTGCCACTATTGTCAGCATTGGTCACGAGAATATTGCGCCACGAGGCGTTCACCTCGTTCTCCATCATCCCCAACATAGACGCCAGAGCAACAGTGCGCGCCTTCAGGGTAGTATCCTGAGCTGCCGCAATCAATGCTGTGCTTGAAGTAGCCATCATGTCTCCTTAATCATCATGCCTTGATAATGTATCCCACCGCGTAGAAAGGTGGAAGATTATTGTGCGCCTTACCCCCACCAGCCGGCGCTGCCTCAAGCCTTCCGAGCGCCCCCTCCTGGTAGGAAGACAAGATAGTCCAACCATTACCGGCCCCAACATTCGAACCCCAAATACCTGCGCCAGTCTCCCAGGCACCCCACCCCACCATCGGGTGGGAATGCGCGGGCATCTCCTCAACAGTGAGTACATGAGCCTCCTCACCACCACTCGAAGCAAGCGGGTGAGCATCAGACACACCCATCAGGAAACGGCCACGCAAGTCAGGAACCATAAACTCGCCGCCAGTCCCCGTCGCACCCAGCGCGGCTGCGAGCGCCGGATAATCACCCTTCCGATAAGAAGTACCATCACACATGAGCCACCCATCAGGAACATTCACACCAGCATAAGCCATGATCATACCCGCGGGCACGGACTGCAGCGAAAGCGAAGGCGGGTCTACAGGCTGCGGCTGCGGCTGCGGCTGCGGCGCGGGCGATAACGAGCCACCAGGTGCGCCAAGAATATGCAGACGACGATTCACGCTCACCGTCCATACGCGCGCACCCCTAGCAAGATCACCAGCCAAATTCACCGGATCAGCAGACAAGGGAGTCTCGTCCCCATCCAACTGCACACGCAAAGGCCGCGTACCAACCACAGTAGCCCACCGGAACAAAGGCATAGCATCAAGCCTATCGCGCAAACCAGCCACCACGTTCATCAGGTAATCCAAGTTCACAGGTCAGTCACCTCCAACAGTTTCGTCTTCACAAGGCTGGTAGGGTCAAGCGTGTACTCGATCTCCTTCACCACGCCCTTAGCCGAATGCCCCTGACTGGTGAAACCCGCCACCTGGTTAGGCATGATAGGCACAGGCATGTGCTGCAACGTAATAGCTGCAGACGGAGTAGACACATCAATCAGACGACGGCGCGCCTGAGAAGTAATCGCCTCTTGGTCGGCTGCTTCCACGCCAGTCCTCGTCTCCACAATCCACCGCCCACGCGACGGGTAGGAGTAAGGGGAAGACGGGTCATCATTCACAGCCACACCCACCAGGGAGGCCTTGTCCGCACTACCCTGGGAGACGAATACGACCTTGTTTGGCACAGCAGCCATATCCTGCTCACGCTCCCACTCAGGCAGGTGGATAGCGCGCACACCCTCACGGAAGTCATACGCCACCCCCCTTGCGGCCGGGCGCATGTAAGGGTCAAGATGCACCTGACCAGCACCATCAGGGTGAGCTGACCAGTAGCCAGCCGCACTCAGCAACTCATTGACGATAGTCAGCTTAGACTTGCCAGGGTCATAAATCATGTCCGACGACGCGACAGCCGAAGACGGGGTAACAGACAGGCGCTCCAACCCAGCCTCATACAGGATATCCGCCGCCGTACCCACCAGGTTAGCGCCCGCCTTGACCGTGAACGTGCTATCCACACAGTCAGCGTCAGGCACAGCCAGTGGGGAAGACAAGTCCACGCTCCACCCCGACCCCACCTCACTGTAGGACCGGGTGGGTGCAGACAGCAGGAACACGCCCAACCCCCACGACACGCCATTAGCTGTGTACTCTATACGGACGCGCTGTGTCATCCAGTCAATCGGGCCACACGCCTCCGTCAGGTTCAAACTCCCAGAAGCGCGCAGGCGCGTGGAGTTGCTGAGCGTGACGTTTCCTCCGGTCACGCCGTCGAGGCGACGAACCACGCGATCACCCATGTCCAGGAGAGTAACCATGTAGTCCGCTTGCCGGTGGGTGTCGAGGCCGCTCACTCGTCGGTCTCCTTCACCGTCCGCGCGAGTACGTCACGAGACAGCTCGATCAGGCCGCGACGGGTGATCAGCGACCCCCGGCCCTCCAGGAACCACAGCGCGCGAGAGTCCTCGTCCGCCTCCGTGGTCAGGACCTCGCAGGAGACGGTCCATGCGCCAACCAGCGCACCCTCCGGATACTTCTCCCTGATCAGCTCCACGAGTGCGTTTTCCACGCGGTCAAGCCGGTTACTCATGGTCCACCTCCTCTACCTCAATTTTAACACCCCACTTGCCGGACAACGCGCGATCCACGCTCAAACTCGTGACCGCACAGTACACGCGCCGACCCATCGGATCACGATACAAAAACGGGGCAGGCAGGTAGGACAAATCCTCAAGACGCTGAATCAACGGGAAATCCTCGTCAAACAACACAGCTGACAAACTCAACGTCTTCTCCCTGTGACTCCCACTCATCTCCACCGCCCGCTCACGGCCAGCGAACCGGTGCAGCTTACGCTGCGCCAAACCCATCTTGCACGAATGCACCGGGTCCCACCGAAGCGGCACAGTCATACTAAAGTCCCGGCCGCCACCAAGCCACATCGCCCACGATTCAACATCAATACTCTTCACCGTAGTCGACGACGACGGCAGATCAGAAGTCGCCGTCACACGGTAGGACACACTCCCATGACTAGACGACTGGTAATCAACGATCATGCCAGACACAGGCAGATCCTCAGTAAGAATCGTCCACGACAGCCCATCATCACTGCGCTCCACCCTGTTGCGCACAGCACACGGCTTACCAGCCTCAGGGGCAGGGTTCACCACACGCACACGCACACACCCCACCTCATCATCCCACTCAGGGTAGACGCGCGGGGTGGGCGGCTGCTCGTACTCCACCTGGAACAACTGGCTCACAGTCTTCGACTTCACGCCGTGAGCGTTCACAGCGGTCACACTCACCCGGTATGACATGCCATTCTTCAGGCAGGTGTTCAAGCGCACACTAGCCTGAGAGCCACGCGCCACCTGAGTCTCAACCAGCATATCCGCGCCCTGGTACAGCTCCACAATGACCTTCGTCTGCACAGGCCCACCCATCAGCGAGTACGCCCACGACACGTCTGTGAACGAGGTCTTCACCACCTGACCAGGTGACTGGATAGAGATAACAGGACGGGTCTCCACGTAGAACAAGGCGCGGCGTGACACGGGAGACGGGTCAGCATGCAGGCCCCACGTCTGCACCCAATACTCATACACGCCCTGCGGCAGAACACCAACAGTACACTCCTGCTTCGAAGTGGCCTTCTCGACCACAGGACCCTGCACGCCCGTCCGACGAAGAGCGTACCCAAGCTTAAAGCGGATCTGCGGGCTAGAGTCCGTCGCGTTAAAACGCCACCCAAGCGTCACAGGCTCATCAGCAGGGAAATACAAGCCATCCGAGGTGGGCTCAGGCGCATTCGGGCGCGCCAAGAGCTGCACGGTGTTCGACGGCTCAGACTTAGGAGAAGACACGCCCCCACCCACGCACACAACCCAGTACTGGTGGGTCACATCAAGACGCGGGGAGGAATGCTCCCACCTGCACTTCTCGACATCCAACGTCACCAAGGCAGCGAGCTTATCCCCGTCATACACCTCCCACCTGGTAGGAACATAAGGCGCCTTATTCTCCCAAGACACCACAATGTCGCCACTAGCATCCTTCACCGCGCGCACATTCACCGGGGCCGGAGGCGTCGTGAACACAGGACGCTCAGCCTCCACATACTCCGACCCGCCAGCCGCATTATCCGACTTCACACGGTAGGAATACTTATGACCAGCCTTGACATCCATGTCAGCGAAAGACACAGCATCCTTAACAGGAGCAACAACCATCCACTGATCAGACTCATCAAGGCGACGCTCAACCACAAAGTAGTCAACAGGATTCGACTCGCCAGACGCAGGCGCAACCCACTCAATATTAATCTGCTGGTCAGACACGCGACTAGCCTTCACACTAGTCGGCGCATTCGGAAGCTCCACCGGGCGGGCAGGAAGAGTAATCCAATTCTCCACACTCGGATTACCACCATTCCAGATCGGACCCAAAGACGCCCCGATAGTCACCGTCTTCTCACGGCCATACTCCAACGGCACAGTGAAACTCCACTGCGACAGCTGCTTATACACCGTCTGCCCATAGCCAGAGGAGAAGCTAAACGACTCCGACCCGGACCCGTAGTAGCCCCACCAGCTCCACCGGTTCGTCCAGTTATGACCATACCCGTCACTGCACGCAGTAACCGTGGCCGTAACCGTCACCGAACCACTCGAAGGATCACCCGACCACTCCAAGCCGACACCAATGAACATGTAGCCGCTAGACGCAGACCATACAGTAGACATCCTCACTATCCTCTCTCACTAAAAGTTAGAAACCTACACCAAACAGATCACGAGCATGAGACCTCGACGCCGCAGACAACGCATCATTCACCACGCCATGAGCCTCCACACGCATACGACCAACCAACTGGCCATCCTCATCCACAACAACCAACGTCTCTGGGTAGGCCTGCGCGCGCGTATGACGCTGCAGAATATCCCACTGCCCATCAGTAAACACCGGCTCAGGACGCCCCGTCTTATTCAACACGGTGGTGACCCCGGGCTGGATGTAACCACCATCATCGAACTTATACGTGCCAGCCGTAGGAGAACCCCAAATGCCCGTCTCACGCACAAACGCGCCCGGCTTCGGAGCCTCCACCATCATGCCCCTACCAGAAGCAATAGCCACATGCCAAGCAGGATTACCCCAGAACAGCAGGTTACCCGGAACGTTCGCATTACCAGCGCCAGAACCCGACTGGTAGCCGGCAGCAGTCAAACGCGGAATCTTAGAGCCCATCTGATGCGCCGCCCAGTACACGAGGCCGGAGCAGTCCAACCCCGGCGGGATGGAGCTTCCGCCCCACACGTAGGGCACGCCGATCGCCTTACGCGCGGCATTCACAATGCCCATCGCACCCATACTCGACGTCTTGCCCTTCAGCCAGCTTGCGAATCCGTCGATCCACACGTCGGGAACGGCGCGCATGGAATCAGCAACCATACCCGTTCCAGGCAGGCCGGACATCATGGCGTCGACCGGAGCCTTAATGAACTTCGCTACCGCGCCGGCCGGGTCAGCAATGATCTTGCCCATCGTGTCGGCCGCATCCTTAATCCAATCCCACGCGCCCTGAGCAACATCCCAGATACCACCATTAGCGAAGGCAGCGAACTTCACGCCCGTATCCCCACCAGGAATACTCGCACCTGATCGGGCAGCAGCATTCATGCGAGCCACAGCCTCCGGCCCACCCACCGCACGCACCCACTCAGGACGCATGATAGCCTCCCCACCAGACAGGGCGAGCGCGCCACCACCATCAGGAGAGAAGAAATGGAACACATCCCTGCCGGGCGTGTACCCAGGCAGGACACCACCAGACGCGTACTCAGCAATAGGAGCAATGTAGGGAAGACGAAGCGACAGGCCCAGCTTCTCAGCCATCGAGTCCGCCGTCTTCTTAATACCACTCATGTACACCGTGTTGATAATGAAGTTGATGGGCTTAGCCACCACACCCTTCACGGACTCCCAAATCGACGCCACAGAATCCCTCATAGACTGGAACGCCGACTTGATACCATCCGTCACACTCGTGATCGTGCCCCACAGCGAGTAGTACATCCAGTTAGCAACCGTGCTAATCGAAGACTGAATACCATTCCAAATGAACGTTATCCACGACCACAAGTTGTTCGCACCAGTCTGAATGCCATCCCACACAGACTGAACCACAGGCAGCACATACACGGTGAACCAATCCACCACAGTCAGCACGGACGTTTGGATGCCCCACCAGACAGTCTGAACACCCTGCCACAGCGACTGAGCAGTCCAAACAATCCCATCCCACACAGCCTGAATAACCGGCAGGACGTATGTGGTGAACCAATCAGCCACCGTCTGTACACACAACTGAATCCACTGCCAGTACATCTGGATCCCAGCCCACAACAGGTTAGCGCCAGCGACAATCCCATCCCACACGCCAGTGATAACAGGCAGGACATAAGCAGCGATCCAATCAGCCACCACCTGGACAGCCGACTGAATACCCGTCCACACAGCCTGCATGTACTCCCACAACACAGCCGCGCCAACCTGAATACCCTCCCACGCCTGCTGCAGGTAGGGCCACACGTACGTGACCACAAAGTCAGCAACAGCCTGCAAAGCCAGCTTCCACAACTCGATATACGCAATGATCGGAAGCAGAGCCACCCACACGGCCGTCTTAATGCCATCCCACACAGACTGAACCACAGGCAGCACATAGGTATTCAACCAGTCAACACACGCGCCGATAGCGTCCTGAATACCCTGCCACGCAGCCGAGAGGCCCGACACCACCGTCGAGTTAAACCAGTCAACAATGCCGCCAACCTGCTCCCACGTCGATGCCCACCACGAAGACATGGACTCCATAGCAGCAGACCACGCCGACCCAACCCAATCCACGAAAGAGTAGAACGCGTCCGTGATCGCAGCCCACGCCTGCCGGCCGGTCTCCGTCTGCGTGAAGAAATACGTCAGGCCAGCCACCAAAGCAGCCAACGCCACCGCGATCAGGCCAATCGGCCCCACACTCATGACAGCATTAAACGCCACCTGCGCGCCCTTCGCCACATTCGTGGCCTGAGCGAACTGGAGCAAACCGCCCGCAGCCTTCACAGCGTTAACAGCACTCAAGGTCGTACTCAACAGCTGGAACGTCCCCACAGCCGTCCCAACTACCACAATGAGAGGAGCAACAACATCCGTGTTGCGGGCCACCCAGTCGAACACATTCTTCAACGCATCCGCTGTCGCCTGAATAACAGACAAGGTACTGCCACCAAACGCGTTACCAATACTCTCACCAAGAGGAGCAAACGCACCACCCAGGTTGGAACCCGCATCCCACAGGGACTTGAACATGTCCCACACAGACAGGCCGACATCCCTCAGGTTAAACAGGAAATCAACCAGCCCAGAATCTTCCTGGAAGCCAAAGATCGGACCTGTGAAATCACCCTTGGCGAGAATATCCCACACACCCTGCAAGGAAGGCACAGCCGTGTCATTGATCCAACCAAACGCCTTAGACGCGCCATCCGACACTGAACCCATGAAATCCGTGAGCGCGGGCTTGATCTTGTCAACAATACCCATAGCGCCCGTCACCAGGGTGGCCTGCAGGTTACCCCACGCACCCTCAATGGTGGTGGTACTCGTTGCAGCCTCTTCAGCGACGTCCGTGAATCCCAAATCCAAGATCGCTTGGTTGAATTCCTCAGCCGTGATCTCACCCTTAGACAAGGCATCACGGAAGTCACCAACATATGCGCCGTTAGCCAGCAGAGCCTCCTGCAGCTTACCAGACGCACCAGGGATCGCATCCGCCAGCTGGTTCCAGTTCTCCGTCGTGAGCTTGCCTTGACCGGCCGTTTGGGTGAGTACCATGCCAACCGACTTGAAGGTCTCAGCATTGCCACCTGCCACAGCATTCAGATTACCCGCAGCCTCGGCAAGACGGTCATAGTCCTGCACGCTGTTCGCCGCCAACTGGGCTGTGATGGTTTGAATATCACTGAGCTCATAGACGGTGTCGTCTGCGTACTTCTTCGTACTTGCAGTCAGCTTACTGATCTCATCAGCCGACACGCCAGCAAACCCGAGCGTGCTTTTAAACTTGTCGGTAGCATCGGACGCGTTCAAAGCCTCCCTAGCCACGTCAGCGAAACCAGCCGCCGCCGCGATGCCACTGACTGCCCCGAGTGCGAGAGCGCCGGCCTTGGCAACACGCTTAAACGCAGCACCAAGGCCGGACTCGACCTTCTTCTCAGCAGGGCGGGTATCAGTACCTGCCAACTCCTTACGGATCGCTTCCTGAAGCCCCTTCATGGAGGGTGAAACCTGAATCCATGCAGTTCCTAGGCTAAAGCCGTTCTCAGCCATTATTGATACCCCTAATTATGTGCTTCAATCCAGCGTCGGGCTTTCTCTTCGCGCCTCTCCCGCTCAGCTTCCGCCTTCTCGAACCAACCAGGTTCGGGTGGGCTAGCAGGCTTGGGCACATCCTTCTTCTTGCCACCCAACGCGGTGATGATGATACCCTCGAGGCGGTTGCCTTGAGCGAACACAGCCGACACCTCATCAGTCCATGCGCTTGCCCCGCCAAGGCGCTTACGTAGAAGAGACCCAGCCGGCAGGTTGTTGATCAGAACCCCAACCCGACGCAGGCTCAGCCCACCTGTGAACACCTGCGTCAGGTCAAGGTTGTACGTCATTTGAAAGTCCGCCTCCAACACCTCCCAGTGTTCCCACAGGAGGCGCAGGAGGTCAATCAGTTTCCCTGACCGGAAGCCTGAAAAACCTCAGTCAGGAACTCAACGACGGTAGTCATACGCAGCTTCCCATTCTCATCACGCAGCATATCCAGGGCGGCCTTACGCTCACCCTCATCAGGGATAAGCAGGGCAAGCATCGGATTGGGGCGCCCCTGCTCCATCAGTGCCGTCATCGCATCATAGTCGTCAAGCAGATCAGCGGGGTTGAAATCCAGGGCAATGCCCCGGACCTCAACGTGGATGGGCCCCACCTCGCCACGATCATTCTTGGACTGGGCTTCACGGCGCGCGAGCTCAGCAGCGGTGGGAGTCTTCTTCGTAGCCATTGTTCTGTTCTCCTATGCTCTGTTCTCCAAAGAGTTTTATTGCCCACCGTGTGCCGGGAGAACAGAAGCGCGACACACGGCGGGAGTCATAAGGTCAGCTGACCTTCAGGCCATCCTCGTTGCTGAGGAGCTCGTACTTATCCAGCACTTCGAGGTTGTACTCGTAGGCGGACAGCTCACCAACCTTGAAGGTGACGCCAGAGCGCTCACCAAGTTCGAGGCGCGGGAAAATATAACGGCGCTGCTTGCCGGTAGACACGTCGAACAGGTCAGCCACACCACACAGGGTCTCCACCTTACGGGAGGCAGACACCGTCATGCGGGTGATACTATCCGTGCCAGCCGTGGTGACCTTCTCGGCCGTGGTGACGCCAAGGTACTTCTTGAGCAGTTCCAGCTTGGTCTCAAGCAGAGTTGCCTTGAACGAGGTGGAGGAATCCGACATGTAGGTTCGGACGACCCCGTGGCCCTGGTGGCCTCGGATCTTGTCTACGCTGTCGGACATGTCCAGCGTCATGCCGTCGTCACTGGTCCAGCCGACGTCGATCATGCCCTCGGGCATGGGCGTAGTCAGGCCGGTAATGGTGGAAAGGTCGGTGCCGGCCGGGCCGAGATAGAGGGTATCCTTCTCGGAGCCTGCCATGAACGCGTTGTCAGCATTGGTCTTAGCCATTGGTAACTCCCAACTTTGCGGTAATCTGGTACGTCGCAGTGTAGCGGCGCATATCGGTATCAGGGTCGGGCATTTCCGCGGGTGCGGGAGAGCTGACGACCGCTATAGGGCCATCTGCCTCTGGGAGGCTATGGATGGCGTCACCTACGCGGCGAGCGAGCTCGCCTGCCCACCAGGAGGTGTGGGCGTAGGAGTCGATGGTGATCTGAGCCGTGTAGAGAATACGGTCAGACAGTCCGGGGCCTCCCGTCGCCAGTACTAGCACGTAAGGGCGGGGGTTTTCCTCGGTCGAGGGGCGGATGCCGCCCACTGTGGTGCCTTCGAGTTCGCCTTCGAAGTCTTGCTTGTTCAGGTAGTCAATCACGAACTTCTGCAGGTCAATGCTCTTCATCATCAGCCCCTTCCAACGGCGCGTTCCAGCAAGTGGTGCTTAGCTTGGCGCCTGCGTGCTACGTACGTCTCAGGGAGGACATAGGCGCGGGCACGGTCGGTGCCGACTCGCACCCCGGAGGTGAACCCATCACCCGCGCGGGCGGCAATCCCTGCTGCCTTGGTAGCGAGCATGTTCTGCACCTCCTGACTCTTCAGGAGATCCTTGACGCCATTCTTATGAATAACAAACTCAACTTTCACGGGGTGCCTCCTTCCATAGCCTCAAGTATACCCCCAAGGGGTATACGACAGGGGTGCCGACAGGCTGCCACACGTCACCTCGAAGACGAATCCTATCCCCAGGGAGGATATACAAGACCTCATCTAAAGGAGCATCCCAGTACACGGTCACAGCTTCCCTGGTCCCGTAGTCCTCACCTGTACCCTCTCGGTCGGAGGACTGGTTTGTGGCAACCAGGACGGGAGGTAGGTGGATCTCCTGCACGGCACCACTTTGGTAGGCGACCCCGAGTGGGTCACGCTTGGGTTCGCTGTGGTGCAGCAACACGGCAGGCTCTTTCCACGCGTCCATTGCGCTCATCGCTGCGCACCCCCGAACAAGGTGTCGGCCGAGCCAAAAAAGGATGCTGACACCCCATTGATATCATCGCGGTCCTGCTTGGTCAGGAACAGGTCACCCGAGGGGTTAGCCCACGACGTCGATAGGGAGAACGGCCCAGTCGTCTGAGTGAGCTGCGTAGCATCCCCTGCAACACCCGCAGGGCGCTGACGAATAGCTCGGCTCACCACACGGCACGTCACGGCTGCTAGTACCGTCTTCGGCGCATTCTTCCAACCAGGGCAGCGGTAGACGATGAGGTCGGTGGCGTCTTGTAGGAGAATCTTGACGCGCGCGTCTGCGATCATGGTACTGTCCTCGACGGGCAGGCGGGCGCGCAGATCGTCAAGTGTGGCGAAGGGAATTTCACTCACGGTTACGGCGCTTCCTACCAGTGGTTGCAGCGGGGATGATAAGCCCGAGTTCCTCATCACTGCCTGCCAGTGCGCGCACCTCAGCTTCCAGGGCCTTGTCTGACACCTCGGCCTGCCCACCTTGGAAATGCACACGATCGACTGGGGTGACCAGGAGCATCTCAGGATACTTCACTGATTGAATAATCAACATGTTCTCCTTACAAGAAGACCCGTGGCGGGGCCGATACTCTCAAGACCCCACCACGGGAGTGAGTCACGAAGCCTTCAGCTTCAGCTTGCCGTGGTGCTGCTCAGCACCATACTTCAGACCAATCTCACCATAGATCTGAACCTTGTCAGACGAGCCAGAGCGGCCCAGACTCTCAGCAAAGAAAGTACCCTTGCCCGGGATTTCCAGGAACACAGGCGAACATTCCTCCAGAGACACAACCAGGAGCGTATCGGCGGGCACATCATTGTCGAGCATGATGTTGCACGTACCAAAGTCCGTCTCAATCGCAGTGACGTTCACGCCACCAACCGTGCGAGAGGTCTCACGGTAGTTGTTATCCTTGATGAACGCCTTGGACAGGGCACGCTTGACCTTCGCGCCAACCAGGATCGTGCGGGTCTCACCCTCACGAATACCGCCGTTCTCCCAGACCTTCTGCATGGTGTCCAGCACCAGGTCCTCAGTCAGGTTAGCGGTCGTGGCCGTCACGACGTTCGTCGTAATAGCCTCCACAAGACCACGCGTCTTACGCGGGGCCGTGTTGGTCGTAGGGCTGGCATAGACGCCCTGAATGAACGCCTTGTTGACGTCGCGGGCAACCTGCTTGAGCGTCAGGTCGATCTGATGCTGGAGCTCATCCTCAGGCAGAGTCGTGGTGCCAATCGTCACCAGCTTCTCGCCGTCAGTGTTGCGCATACGGGTGGTAGCCTGACGAGTGTAGGACAGCTCCACCACTTCCTGATGGATCTCCAGGACGTTGGACACACGAGAGCGCGCACGCTCTTCACTGCCGGGAGCCGTAGCACCTTCAAGACGCTGACGGGTAATATCAGCATCGCGCAGGTCCTCGGTCTGCCACTCAATGAGGGTAGACCCTGCCGACTCACCACCGGTGAGACCACCGATAGCAGACAGGAACGGCGTGTCTTCCTTGGAGATCTGGAACAGTTCTCCCGCGTAGTTGGGCAGATTATAGGTCGTGCCCACTCCAGTTGCTCCGGACATTTATTCCTCCTAGTTCAGAACATGTTGGATGCAGCCGAGAGCTTCGCCAGCTTCAGGCTGGAGAGGGCTGCACGATCATTGTTTGCTTCAGCACGCGAGATCATCTCATCAATGCTGAGAATCTCCCCACCGGGATTCTTTGAACCTACTGTGGGGAGTGTGGGCGTGGTGGGAACCACGGCACCAGCTGCCGGACCAGTGAGTCCGGACAGAACATCAGAAAGCGACTCAAGGTCAGCGTCGTCGCGGATGAACGAGCCGAGAGCCTTAGGGATACCGGCCTTCTCCAGACGAATGGCGCGCTGCTCGGCGCGCTCCTTCGCTTCAAGGCGTTTCTTGGTTTCCTGGAGCTGGCTGGTGAGGGCTTCGACGCTGGCCTTGAGAGACTGGATGGTCACCTGAATGTCATCAGTCTTATCCTCAACAGGTGCCTGCGTCTCAACGGGTGCCTGCGTCTTATCCTCAACAGGTGCCTGCGTCTCAACGGGTGCCTGCGTCTTATCCTCAACAGGTGCCTGCGTCGTATCTGCAACGTCGCCTCCCTTAACCTCAACGGGTGTGCCATTGTCCGCAGCAAGTGTGGTCACATCGACGCCAGCCTCCTGCTTACCGTCCGTCCCGCCCGCAGTACCAGCCTGATTGAGGGCAGCGGCCTCTACTGCCTCCATGCCGGGGGCCGGGTTGCTAACCTTCTTCGTACTCATTTCTGTTCTCCTTTATCACTGTCAAGAGAAGCTGCCAGCTTCTCAAGCTTGCGTGAGCGAAACTCACTAGCCGGGCGGGAAACACCCTGACCGTCTGAGAACATCTCAGGGTGCCCTTCTCGCATGTATGAGGCAATTATACCCCCTGGGGGTTCCTTCACGCCGGCCTCCACTGCGGCGCGCCGCGCCGACAAATACACCTGATACATGTCATCCGGATGGTACCCTGGAAGATTCTTATGCTGCCAATCCGGCACGATACGACAGTTGCACGAGTCATGGAACTCATGACCCGCACCACCCGCCAAATCCTTCGAGTGATACACCCACCCCCTAGAGGCCAGCATGCAACAGAACGCACACGTCTTTCCAACCGGGACGCGCGCGAAACGTGGTGCGGACGGGTCCAAATCCGCAGCCCGCAGGATCGTGCGCCTCGGACCCGTCTGAATCTCCCTACCAAGAGCGCCGGCCACGACACGGATAGCCTTAGCCGGGTCCTCGCTGCCAATGCCCGCCACATACCTGCTCAAACGGTCAATACGCTCCGCCTGCCCGGTAGGCACAATAGCCTCAGGCGCGTAGGCCTTCTTGAAAGAAGGCCGCAGCTCTTCATACCAGTCAAGGCTCCCCTGCGTCAGTGCCGACCCATACGTATCCGCAATCCCACAGAGGACTTGCTTCAACTCCTCACGAGCCGCAGGGATGTCCCCGAAGTTCAGTTCCCTGAACAGGACTGCCAACTGGTCCTCTGAGCCTTTCAGCACAGCATCGACCATCTTGTCGTAGACTTCGACCTCCTGCAGCGACGTCACGGCTACTCACCGCCCGCCCCACGCAGAATCGCATCCAGGTTATCCCGGCCGCGCTGCTGCTCGGACTGGGCACGGATCCGCATGATCTGCTGACGCGTATAACCCAGTTCCTCCAAAGCCACGTCTGTCCTACCCAGTTCAGGGATCGCTTGGATCTGCTTGATCATGGCGTCGGACTGGGAGACAATACTCGGGCGTGCAGGGTTGCGCCAGTGCGTGGAAATACGCGCCGCATCATCAGGCAGCCAACCATCACGCAACTGGATGATATTCCTGTACACGCGGTTCAGCGCGTAGGAGTTCGCGTCATTGAAATCCGAAGCCTCCGTCACCAGCTCCTCCCTCGCCGCGTAGATCGCATCAGCCGAGGACGGGTTGTCCTGCACAATACCCAGGGACCCCACCGGAAGAGATAGCGCACCGGCCATCTCCTGTGCCAGTTCACGCAGCTGATCCACGTAGGGCTGCATGGACTGCTGAGGCAGCACATCCACCTCAGGCAGCTCACCTTCCTCATCGCGGCTGATACCCTTCACCGCCCCGAGGCGCCAGCTCCACGAGGACTTAATCTGACTGAACGTCGCCTCATCCACGCCACGCAGCAGCAGACCGGGCGCCGTGAAAAGCTCTGACGACACATCCATCCGCATAGACGCGCGCACAGCACGATCCACAATAGACAGCACGCCGTCAGTCAACCGTGACCTACCCAGGGGGCGGTCAAGCGTACCCCGGTACACGAGGGCTTCCATAGGCGTGCGACCCAGATTATGCTCCACATGTCCTGTCACGTACCAGCCATTGGAGCCAAACAAGCTCATGCTCACCATCACGGTGGGGGTCAGCATGATCAGCTCGGTCGGCCTACCCAGGTAATCCACGTCGTTAATCAGCAGACCAGCCTTGATGCCTCGCCGACGTCGATCCCACAGCGCCGCTGCTGTCATAGCCGAATACGGCAGGACAAGCACTGGAGGGTCACCAGCGCTCACGTCACCGGGCAGGGTCACCAGGAACGACACGCCGTGCGTCGCTGCGCTCGAAATAGCGTGCCCGATCTCGGTAGCAAACCGATTCTCATCAAGGAGGGTTGCCAGCCCGTAAGGGTCCTCCGACCCGTCAGGGGCTACCACACCATCCCAGTGGCACCTCGACGTCAGGGAAAACACGGCCTTCTCCGGCCACGTGGATACGATACGCAGATCACGCGCGATCTCACGCGGCAATGAGATATTCAGGCTGTCTACGAAGACCTTGCAGTCCAGGTATGCTTGGCGGCGCATGTTGGATGGGTACCGGGCCTGCCATGTGCCCACCAGCTCATTCAAGCCAGCCTGTAGTGCATCAGACAGGCCGACTACGACAGGTGGGCTAAACATGGTAGGCCCTACGCCGGTAATCAGACGGGTATCAATATTCGTAGTCACGATAGTGCCTCCTGGCTCTTGTTCGGTCGGCGACGCGACGTGCGCGCCATCCACAATGCGACGCTCACAGCCTCCAACGGGACTTCGTCGCCCTCCTGCCCAGTTGAGTGCCACCCCCACACCCCGTCGGCGCCGCGTATCTTCTTATCGGATACTGCCACAGACGCGTCCAAAGGGTCAGTGTCTGTGGTATGCCCACCAGGGTGGGTCACAGCATGGGCTTGTACGGCGTTGAGGAATCCACTGCACGCGGTGAAGTACTCCCTGGTGTCAACGACGTGCAGGTAGCCCTTCGGGACTTTCATGGCGCGTAGGTCCTGCTCCAATGCTAGCCCACCTGACCTGCCTGACACACCCACTGCGCTGTAGCGGGTGCGGCGCTCATACAGCCAGTCCGCGAGCGCACTGCTGGTCATGGTACCAGTGTTCACATCAATGAGTTCGACATGCGCGTGGCCCGTCTTGCGGTCGTATAGGCATCCTGCCACAGCCGTGCGCCTACCATCCTTGGAAAAAGCCACACCCAATGCGCGCACCACGCCTTGGCTGGTCAGCTCATCAGGCAGCTGCGTCACACCGGTGGCCTCCCAGTCGGCTGGGGTGATCAGGCGGCGTGTGGCGTCGAGGGATGCCCACCAGCCGAGGCGTTCGCGGGCGAACCCGTCACCGGAGAAGCTTTTACGTTCGCCTTCGAGGACACGCATTTTCAGCCTGCCTGAGAGCATGGCGGGGTTGGTGCGCACCCACAGGTCCCGATCATCCAGATCAATGTCTGTCAGGGACTTGGGTAGGCCGGGTGGGGACCATTCGTCCCAGCACGTGTACAGGGATTCTCCTGAGAGCGCGTCACGGCGCTTGCGGGAGAAGACTTCACCGTTTGCTGTGGGGCTTGGAGGTGTGCCGGTGTAGATCCACTGTGGGTTGCCCAGAGGGGCGGAACTCGTGGTGGATAGGAGGGCTTCCAGGGCTTCGTCGCCGAGCTCCTGGGCCTCATCCAATACGAGAACATCGACGGTGAAGCCACGGCCTGAGCCTTTGGAGCGTGCGGCGATTTCGATGCTGCCGCCGTTTTTGAGGTAGACGGCTTCTTGGCCGTTGACGTTGCGGATGTTGGCTACGAGGGCGTTGAGGTCTGGGAACTTGGCGCCGGGGTCGTTTGCGCATTCTCCGAAGAAGTGCTTGAGGCGGCGGAAGTGCTTCTGCGCGGTCTTGACTTCGTGGGCGGTGTGGAGGATCTTCTCTCCCCTACCGATGGCGCCGAAGAGTTCCCGGATTTCTAGGATGGCGTTTTTGCCGTTTTGGCGTGGGACGGCTAGCCCGCAGGTCATGTTGGCCCACCCGTTGTTGTCTACTGCGAGCCAGTGGCCTAGGACGTGTTCCTGCCAAGGGTCGGCGTCGAGGCCGTAGGCTGCTGCGAGTGCTATGGCGAGATCCCCCATCGACTCGGTCGCGGGGGATGCCACGGATACGCATGGCTGTTGTGCGGCTTCAAGAAGCGCTGATGTCACGCTTGCGTAGCCTTGCTTGGAAGATAGCGACTGCACTGGTGCCTTCCTCTTCCTCGTTGGTGTTCTCGCTTGTGGTTGCCTGCTTTTCGAGTTCGGCTAGCTCCTTGGATAGGCGGTTGGCGGTGTTGAGGAGGGGCGCGATCTTGTTGGGGTCTGCGCCTTCGATGGCCTGCCATGCTTTGTTGAGAAGTTGGCGGACTTCTTCTTCTCGTGTCATTCCTGTTCTCCTACCTGTGTGATGTTGGTGATGCCTGACTGGTTGAGGTTGGTTTTTATGAGGTCGGTGACTTCTACACCGTCTGCTGCGTATGCGCGCACGGAGCCGTCGATTGCGCGGTTGCGGTTGACGGCTGTGATTTGCCTAGGCGTGCGTAGATAGACGCGTGCGAGCCTGTTGGGGTCTTCGATGTATTCTGCGCGGTGGAGGCTGTTTGTCCGGTATAGGTGGCTGTACATGCCGACGTAGGGTTGGAAGGCGGCGCGTAGTGTGCGTCGGTCAGGGTAGATGACGACGCTGTGTTCACCGTCTGGTGTGTCGTCGAGGATGTCTAGTATGTTCATGGTTCAACTATACCACACTAGCGCTATGCTGGTTGAATATTGTACTGTGTGTTGTGGATAAAGGAATGCCCCCCTACCATGACATCACAAATGGTAGGGGGGTAGGATCGCCACAGAAAGCGACAAGAAAGGCGATCCTGAATTCACCATTAAGCACTAGTATACACGAGGACTCACAGCAAATCAGAGTTAAGGCTATGATCCTGCTCACACGGGAGTGCGTCGAGGAACCACTGAATCTGCCCACCCTCAAGCAGGCTCACACGACTCACACCAACCTTATCCAAAGCAGCCTTAACAACATCCGACCGACCAGTGTTGATCAGCGTAGCAGCACGATCCAAAGCAACAACCGCCAGCTCAGCCTCTCCCACCGGCACAGGCACAGGCTCAGGCTCAGGCTCAACCTCTTCCACCACCACAGGCTCTTCTTCCACACGCGAGAAGAAACGCTGCTGCCCAAAGTGCGGGAAGCTAGCACGCTTCACCCCCGAAGACTCCCAACCAGGAATCTTCCTCAAGGCATCAGTGATCTCCAAACTATCCCTACGAGAAATCTTAGCGTCCCTACCCTCAAGTGCGATCCGCCAAATCTCAAGCGAACACACACGCTCAATACGATGCGTCCCCGGCTTCACAAGACCCTGCTCAGCACTACGCAGCCAGCCAATACGCTCCTCAATAGGCATCCGCTCCCAATTCTCCGGAACCAGAGTCTCAAGGTAAGACTCAATGAGACCAACCAAAGGCTCCTCTTCAGTAGCCTCCCCACGCACCTTCTTAGCAACCGCTTCCTCTTCATCATTCAAACGCAAGACAGGGTTACCCTCCACGCCGTACTTAGCGCGCGACTCCTCCCAGATGTGCACAGCTTCCGCCCACACCTGATCAACATACTCACGCGTGTACTTATCGAAATCAAGCTTCTCCGACACATTCACAATGAGGAAGCGACGGTTACCTTCCTGCGCGCGCAAGAAAGTAGGGTCATTGGTCGTACCCCAAATCACCTGACGGCGGGCCAAGATCTCTGTCTCACGCGCGTACGGCAGACGCACCTCATCATGGGTACGCGTGATGAAATTCTTCATGTTGTCTGCGTCAGCCTTCTTCAACGAGTAACCCTCATCCGCCACGGCGATCCACGAACGTGACATAATCATGATCGTGTCACGCGTACTACCACGATCAATCGGACCCAGCGTGCACGTCCAACCACGAGCCATACGCTCAATGAACCAAGACTTACCGAGGCCTTCGCCGCCAGCAATAATCAAGCAGTTATCCACCTTGACACCCGGGTCAAGCATGCGCGCCACAGCCTGCACCGCCACCAAACGGGCAACACTGCGCTTGTAGCCGTTCACTTCACCAGGAAGCCACGTCTCAATACGAGACACACCATCCCACTGAAGACCCTCCAGGTAATCCTCTACAGGGTGGAAAGAGTGATCCTGCGCCGCCACATCAATCACATCGTTGACACGATCCTTAGAGGTCTGGCGCAAGTTGTAGGTGTCATGGATGTGATCGCTAATCTCCACGCGGTCAGCGTTAGTGAGCTGATCATTCTTACCAGGGGTCACCTTACGCCACGGGAAATCACAACGCGTAACGGTAGCAAGATTCATCTTGTTGTACGCCAACCCAGCCAGTACAGGGTCATGCTTCCTAAGGAGTCGCAAGTTGTGCACGTCATTCAGTGTCTGCCCGGTCTTGGGGTGGATATGCAGCTTCGACACCCAATCAGCGGGGGCCTTCTCACTGAATGATTCGATATTCACACCCAGCATCTCCATCTTGACATCACGCAACTTCGTAAACTCTTCCATGGCCTTGCAGATGGACGGGCGATCCTTAGGGGCAACGTTCAGGGGCGTGTCGGCGGCTTCGTCCAGGTCTGCGAACTTGTGCATGGCCACGAGGTCAAACATGCACAATGCACGCCCGCCAGCGGGGTCGGAAGCGTGATTGGAGTACACATACCCATCAGGGTACACGCACACGCCACCGCTGCTCTTGGCGTTGGTGTAGTGCCACCGGTTCTCACCCACCTGCTCGTAGGGCAGACCAAATTCTTCTACAGCCCGGTTCATGTCGTACAAGCGGTTGAATGCCCCTATCACGCCGGGGAGCTTGTACGGGTCGGTCTTGGGGCCGCGCTTGTGTTCGGGCGTGGAGGTGAACCCGCCGAAGCGTTCCAGAAGCCCATGTGCGGTCGTTGTCTCGCCTTCGTATGAGTACACCTCGTACTGGTCGGGGTGGGCAGCAGAAGGCCAGTACATGATGCGCTTAGGCTGGTCGCAGGTCTTGTCGAACTGTTCCTTACCGAGGGCTTCCATGAGGCCTCGTGCCGCGCGCGGGTATTCCTCTTCGGTGAGTCCCGGTCCCATGAGGGGGATGATGACGCGGTAGCGGGGCTTGTCTGTGGTGTGGCTGTAGGTGGAGTGTACGAGGGAGGTGAGTCCCAACCCTTCCACACGCGCGGGGAGCTCAGTGTCGGCGTTGTCGGCGTCGAGGGTGACCATGCTCCGGTATTCGACCTGGCTGTCTTTGCGGCTTGTGCTGGTTGCTTTGCCTGCCATGTAGGCGCCACAGTCTTTTTTGGTGGCGGGCTCTTGTGCGCCTTTGACGATCTCCTCCCAGGTCATGGTGGTGGGGAACCACTGCTTGGAGGTGTGGGAGGGAGTGATAGTGACATCAATGTTCATGGTGAAGACTCTCTCTCTCTAGTAGTAGTAGTAGGGCAGCTCTTGTCGTGCTGATAGGGACTAGTTTACCACACTTGGGGTTGTGTGGTGCTTGGACCCGTTCGTGTTGTGTCGTCTTACCTTCCCCCTACCGTGATGGCACGCACAGACAGAGTCTGTCCGAACGGACAGAGCAGACCGAACGGACAGAGCAGACAGAGTCTGTCCGCGACTCGGTCGTAGGGTTTTTCCTTGGGATACCAACGAAAAGTCGAGGTGCCCTGTAATATCTTAACCCTAGTAG